ACTTCAGGTCATGAACAAGCTAAAACTGCATCATCAATTTATAAGATGTATCGTGCATCTGTTAACTCACGTTTTCCAGACTTTGGAAAAGTAATTTTACTTTCATTCCCACGTTTTAAGAATGACTATATTCAGCAAAGATATAATGAAGTTGTGGCGGAAAAGGAAACTGTTCTTCGTCATAATAAATTTAAAGTAGATCCCGATCTTCCTGATGGAACTGATGGTAATGAATTTGAAATTGAATGGGAAGAAGATCATATTGTTTCTTATAAAGTGCCTAGAGTGTATGCATTAAAGAGACCAACCTGGGATATTAACCCGACACGTAAGATTGAAGATTTTACAATTGACTTTTATACAGATCCAACAGATGCATTGTCTCGTTTTGCATGTATGCCACCAGACGCAACGGATGCATTCTTTAAAAACCGTTTAGTAATTGAAAAAGCATTTAGCAATCCTAAATTAAATGTTGATTCATATGGAAGATTTGATGATGACTTTACACCAAAAGAAGACATTAAGTATTTTATGCATGTGGACTTAGCACAAAAGCATGACCATTGTGCAGTAGCACTAGCCCACGTGGATGGCTGGGTAACCATGAAGATTGGTGAAAATTACAAGCAGGCAGCTCCTAGAATTGTGGTTGATGCTGTAAGATATTGGACTCCTACAGCTTCTAGATCTGTTGATTTTACAGAAGTAAAAGATTATATTACAAGTGTGCGGGATAAAGGGTTTAATCTTAAACTTGTTACATTTGACCGCTGGAACTCACACGATATGATGCAACAACTTGGTGTTCATGGGATTAAAACAGAAATTTTATCTGTAGCAAAAAAGCATTATGAGGATATGTCTCTTACTTTAACTGAAGAGAGATTACATGGTCCACATATTCAATTGTTGATTGATGAATTGCTTCAGCTACGCATTATGAAGGACAAGGTAGACCACCCTAGAAAAGGCTCTAAAGACCTCTCAGACGCCGTTTGTGGAGCTGTATTCAATGCTATATCCTTGACACCACCAGATCAAGATAAAGAAGTAGAAATCTATACTTATTCTGGTGTATTTGCGGGGGAATTGGCACAATTAAAGGCGGAATCGGATGCAAGAATGAAGAATACAATCCGTATGCCTGAAAGAAAAACAATGCCACAAGATATTAGAGATTTCTTTGATGATGAAGACGGGGAATACAAAGATATAGTTGACAACTTCAGAATACTATAGTAAACTGTCACCAACAACAAACAAAGGATAATAAATGTTAGCAAACGGAACGATTAAAACTATTGAAGATGAAGATGATATTTATATCAGTTTAACTGCACTTTGTGAATATTTTACAAAGTCTGTGGTTAGTATGAGAAGTGAAATTGATGCAGCAGATACAAAACATAAGCGTTATGCTGCAGGATTATATGATATGATGCGTACTCTTGCAGAAGAAATGGTTGAGCTTGGAAAATTTGAAGCACAACGTCGCATGATTAATAGCCCTGAAGATTTATTGAAAATGATTGACAAGAACCCTTTCGGTAAGGTAGAATAGGGTTACAATGGTCTGTAGCACAATTGGCAGTTGCACTCCGCTGTTAACGGAGATGTTGTAAGTTCGAGTCTTACCAGACCAGCTAGATAAATTATTAACCAAACAAACATAGGAGTATAATTATGAATATGATGGCGGAAAAGACAGAAGAAATTTCAGAACAAAAAGAATATATCTTAAAAGCCATTGATCGTTGTGATGCATGTGCAGCACAAGCTTATGTTTTGGTTAAAGGTGTCACAGGAGAATTAATGTTTTGTGGTCATCATTATCAAAAAAATGAAAAAGCATTAAAAGAATTTGCTTATGAAATTGTTGATGAGCGAGATAAACTAGTAGAAAACAAACTCATAGGTGAAGCTCACGCATAAAATGCGGGGGTATAGCTTAATCTGGTTAAAGCATTTGTCTTATACGCAAACGAGTTTTGGCTCAAATCCAAATACCCCTACGGAACAATAGCTCAGTTGGTTAGAGCCCCCGACTCATAATCGGGTCGTCGTAGGTTCAAGTCCTACTTGTTCCACCATATTCCCGATTCGTCTAACGGCAAGACCCCGCCCTTTGGAGGCGGTTATCGTGGTTCGAATCCATGATCGGGAGCAAGTTTCTATTATGGAAGAGGTATATGTTATGGTATACTTTATAATATGAGAACTTGGAAAATTGAAAATTTAATAGAAGCAGTAAAAGTATCAAAAAGTTATGCCGAAGTTTTAAGAAAATTAAATCTTAAACCAGCTGGCGGTAATTATATTCAATTAAAAAAATATATAAAAGAATATAATTTAGATACTTCTCATTTCACTGGGCAAAAATGGAGTAAGGGTTTAAAAATCCAGACAAAATTTTTATCCATAGAAGAAAAACTTGTTGATGGAAAATTTATTAACAGTAACAGATTAAGATTACAATTGATTTCTTCTGGTAAATTTGAAGCAATTTGTAGTAATTGTAAAAATGATAAATGGCTTGAAAATCCAATCCCGCTAGAACTTGATCATATAAATGGAAAAAGAGAAGACAATAGAATAGAAAATTTAAGATTATTATGTCCAAATTGTCATGCTTTAACTCCAACTTATCGTGGTAAAAATAAACAAAGGGATGTGGTGAAATAGGTAAACACAGGACTCTTAAAAAGTCCCGCCAAAAGCTTACGGGTTCAAGTCCCGTCTTCCCTACGCTTCTTTAGCCCAATTGG